ACCATTTCGCTTTGAAAACACCCATCAAAGCGTAATTACTAACGATCAAATCACTTTGCCTGTGTTGCCTTAAAATCTGCCATACCGCTTCGTCGTCAGAAGCACGCATGGAATCACTGCGCCCAATATAGCGAATGTTGGCTGCCGGTTCGTCAATTTTGATGAGCCTGATTTCATCGTTTCTGGCGAGTTTTGCCTCCATCAATCTTCCGCCTCGCCGGACTTCATCTCAGCCATCACCTTGTCATTATATTTTGTTTTCAAATCTTTCAAAGAATTAACGGGCGCTTTGTTTTCTGATGGCTTAAACAAACCTTCGATCATTTTGTTTTTACTGAGCGCATAGTTTCTTACCATGGCTAAAACTTTTGAATCTGATTCAATTTTTTTACCTTCGACAAAATGACGAAGCATAGTCTCTAATTCGTCTTGATCGTAAGTGCCCTCATTTGACTTTGGTAATTCGTCATCCACCATTTCAGGCTTTGCACTCATGTCCATTTTCATTAACGACCTCCCATTAGTTGCCACGCTGATTGCGCCGCAATTGGCGCACTAGTCCATGGATATTTTTGTTGTAATTCCGCCGCACCACGACCGAAAGCTTGTATTGGTTGTGGAATTTTAGACATTGCCTGTTCACCTAGTCGATTTAAAAATGTAGCTCCAGACATATAAGAACTTACTGCTCTAGGCGAGGTGATTAAACCAGCAGAGCCACGACCAAGAGCAGAAGCGGCTTGAGCCGCACCAGGAATTCCTGATGCTAAACCACCCATGTAGGCCATAGTTCCAGCGGCCTCTTGTGCATTGAGAAGCTTACTTGTGCTCGTTGTGCCTTTTGTTGAAACAGCCTGAAGGCTATCATCTCCAAATATTTTAGCCGTATTTGCTATTTTGGTTAGATCCATCAAATTTGTTTTATAATCTTTGTCAAACTTGGTTATTTTTTCTTTCAATATTCTGTTTGATTTATTGTTGATGTTTGACATCAATTTTGCAGCACTCTCTGGCGTTCTGAAATACTTTTCCAAAGCTCTAAAATCAGATTTGTATTTAGCGTAACGACCCTTCAATGATTCGTCAGGAATTGCATCCCAGAAATCGTCTGACATTCTTTGAGATGCGTCCATTAAATCTTGTCTTAATCTTTTTGTAGTGATGTCTTTTGTGTCAACAACCATTGGATTTGCTGCAACATCAGCTATATCTTTTAATTGTTGTTGAATAGATTGAAACTCTTTTACGTTTACATAAACAGGTCTTTGCCCCCCACGAGCGCGAATAATTTTACCTTCTGCGTCTATTGGAAGCTCTGTTTCCCTAAAATATTTTCTCAAAATTTCTTTTGCTTTGTCAGCAAGAGCTAATCCTGCTTCAGTTTTTGACTTCATCCCTTCATCTACAACGTCTTCGAGTTTGTTTCCGTATTGTGTTAATTCAAATGATTTATCAAGAGGGATATTTCCTTCTATTTCTCTTGAAATTGTCATCTTGTTATTTTGAAGCGCGTCTACTGCCGTATTTGCCGCAGTCTGTCCAAATTCACCCATAGCTCCCTGATTATTGAGAACTTTAACAATTTCTTGATTTGTGTATTTGCCTTGAGGATTAAGACCAACGCCATTTGCTATTAGGTCATCAATAACCTTGCTAGGCGTATTATCTAAAGCATCAGCAATATCTTTAGAGTTTCCAGCTCCGGTAAACCATTCAGTTAGTTTACCGCCAGCTCCCTTTAAAAATCCCTTTTGTTTATCTATAAACTCTTTTGTTGCTAGTTCTTTGCTTTCAGCCGAAAGCTTTCCGGCCTCATCAAAAAACATTGGAAGATCAGCTTTGACTAAAAACTTTTCCGCCGCACCAGGTTTACTGATGGCTTTGGCGGCCATTGACTTTGTAGCACCAGTCCCAAGAGCCGCTATTGGAAGTGCTCCTAAAGCTGTTGCTACACCTATATCCGCAAGGTTTGTTTTACCAGAAGCGCCAAGGCCCTGACCTATTTTTTGTTTTAAATACTCAAATCCGCCTGAAGCAGCTCCTCCGGCAGCGGCAGCAGATGGCACAGCACCAAGCCCAAATGAACTTAAACCTCCAGCAAGACCTGCACTGGTTGTTGCTAATCCAGTACCTACAGCCGATGCAAGGTCATATCCAACGTCTGTTATATCTTTTGCAGCTTCTAGTGGTGATGTGACTCCAGGTGGGTCTAGTTTTTTGTACGCAGACTCGCCTTTTTTCTTTGCAATAATCCCATCTTCATCTGAAGAAATATCAAAATCTTTGTATTTTTTTTGAGATTTTAAATAGTTAACTTGAGATGGAATATCACCGCCAAAATTCTTAAGAACAATTCTATCTTTCCACGAAATGTCTGCTGGCTCATTGACAATTTTTATTTGTTGTTCTTGTGGCTTTTTGATTCCAAGTTCAAAGTCTATTTCTTCCTCTGACATTTGCTCAATAGGCTTTGTTTGACCTGATGATTTTAATAATTCAGCATCAATTTCAGCTTCGGTCATTTCGTCGATATTTTTCATTGCGCTTGCCCCGCAGCTCTTTTTTGTCTTAAAGCCTCTCTTTTTTGATCAAGTGTAGGAACTTCCCTAATTTTTTTGTAATTATCATATTGTGCAGTAAATTTGGTATCTGCTAATCCACTAAATCGATTAGTAACTCTGCTTTTGTTCTCTTCCATTTTTTTGTCTGCGGCTTTTATTAAATCATCCAAGACGGCAATAACGCCAGGAGTTCCGCCCCTGAAATTTGTTAAGTAAGCATCAACGATACCAACATCTCCACCAATTGCCCTTGTCAATAATTCCTTGTCTGCCCCTGCGAGTGCTCCAAGTTTTGCTACATCTCTGTTATAACCTGTAATCATATCAGAAATTAGCTTTGTATATTGCGCTCGTGCTGGATCTGATGGGTCTGTTGGAATACCACCGGACTGGTTAATAATGTTTTTAATTTGTTGAGCAGCAGATGTTACATCTGTAAGTCCAGAAATTGCATTGCCATAATCTGCATCGTATTCTTTCCCAACTTTTAAATCTCTCTCAAGTTCTTTTCCAGCCTGCGACGCAGATTTCACAAGTTTATTTTGATCTCTGGCCGCAAGTCTTGCTTCTTTTGTTGCTGCAATTTGCTCTAGTTGAGCTTGTGCATACATTCTATCTTTAACAGCTTGCCGTTGTGTTTCAGTTAATTGGCCTTGAGACTTAAGCAATGCTTGCTCAAGCTCTGCCATGACTTTTTGTTTGCTCTCAGGGCGTTTATAATATTGAGCCAAATTACTTCCGGTCCATGTATCAACAAGAGCGGCAAGAGGCGAAATATCAAGTTTTGACGGACCTTTTTGAGTCTGCTGTAACCTTGTTCGAGCCTCTTCTATTTGTGCTCTTTGATTTTGAACACTCTCAAGATAGGATTTTTCTAGTTCTTGTAAAACATCATGATTTACATCAGCACGTTGATTCATCATGTTGATAGTCTTTTGTGGCGCTTGCATAGATGCTTCAGGAGCCATCATTACCTGTTGGGGCTGTGCAGCGTAACTTTGATCTACAATTAAGTCTTGAGGACTAAATTGCGGTTGATTCATCAACATCCAAGGTTGAATTTGCTGATTTGCCATGACATTATCCCCCGTAATTACCTTTTCTTAAATTCAACCAAGTCATGAAATCATCACTATAACCGCTTTGTGGACTCATAGGGCCTTGTGGAGCAGCGCCAGCAGCTTCAGCACCAGCAGCTTCTCCGCCGCCCATATATTGACTCATCATGGCTCCGGTTAATGCTCCTTGCATCACAGGACTAGCTAAATCGGCCTGCTGTGGTATCTGAGCTTGCATACCCGTCCAAGGAGACCAACGCGCTGTTTCAGCAGCAAGCGCTCTTTGCTTTCCTTCTTTATCTTTGTCCATTAAATATTTTGCAAGACCAGTTCCGCCACCGATCATTGCCATCGTAATTGGTTCCATTATTTACCTCACCTTTTTTTAACTTTATTAACCAAACCAACCGCTCATAGCTTTACCCGGATTGTCAAAAAATCCGCCGCCTCCGCCGCTTTTCTTAATTGCCTCGGCGGTTGCGCCAGCACCGAGTTGTTTCATCTTCTCTTGATAATCAAGAATGTTGCGAGCATTGATTCCAGCCACATTTTGACCAACCGTCTGAGCAGCAATGCCTAAGCCCTGCATACCAAGTTGTCCTCGTTCTGCTGCTCCTTGAGCACGAATACCTTGCCCAGCCATCATGGCGCTTTCAGCACTTGCACCAGCTAATCTCTCAGCAGCACCGCTACGGAGTCCGCCGCCGCGCATTAGATTTGCTCTTGCCATCGCCGCCTGAGTGCCAGCTTGTGCTCCGGCTTGATTTAACTGCAATGCTTGCTCTGCTTGCTGACGTTGAGTAGCCATTCTCATCCACGGGCTGGATTCAAATTCTTGTTGAACAGCCGCCCCGGTTAGAGGTTGATATTCCGCAAGCTTTGGCGTTGTATCAACTGGAGGGGGATTTGGTGCCAATGGATTTTTTATTTGATTTGGCTTTGCTCCACTTGCTCTTACCCTTGCCGCTTTAACATCGGGCCGCATATTATAAGCCGCAAGAGTTTCACTTGGTCGCCTTTTGATTCCCGCTATTTCGCCATATCCAATCATCAGTCCATTCTCCCAGTCATCTCGCTATAAAGTCTGTAATCAGGCTCTATATTGTTTTCGTTGTCAGAATACATGTCAGCTAATGTGGTCAATGTTTCTTGCTTTTCTTGCTCCACATCTTGAATGGCTTTTGCAAGATTTGGGTGCATCTCTTTTTCCATGCACCTCATTTTAATATGAGCAATGACGTAATTAATGGCTTCTGGAATATCGCAAATCGAGGCGTCATTTATTAGCGCATTTGCATTGCGAATGTACCAAATCTGTAAATATGATCCGGCCTCTGTTGGCGTTGGAGTGATAAGTATTTCGGGCGCGCCGGGTGTGCTGTTGACTACAAAATAACCATACTGCTGCGTGCCTGAGAAATTGGCCTTTTCTGTCTCATAAATACCAAACTTGTGCCAATCTTTTAATCGCTCTAACTTCCAAACTTGCGCCCCGTTTCGGTAGATTATTTGCCTTATCTTTAAAGCATAGATGTTGTCTGGAATGGCATAAAGTTCCTCGCCCGGAATTAAAGTCATGGTTCCACGAGTGACAAAATAATCTTCGTAAAGCGTGTGAATTGTTCTCTCAACCGTATCGACAGCCTCATTTGCATAGCCTAACATTTCATCGGGAGTGACAAATGTTTCGCCTTCCATGTCCAAATCACGCAGGACTTTGCTTTTTATTTCACCATAAGTCCAAAATTTCATTCAAATCTCCCGACCAGACAGCGCAGGGTTGTCTTTTCAGATGCCGTTATATCTAAATTCTTCAGATCAAATTTAGAATAATTAAATGTTACAGATACGTTGTTATAATTGTGCATTATTATAATATCTTTTGGAAGGAAATCCAATTGATGCGGAAATTTAAAATTAGTTACCGCGCCCGGAATTTCAATTGTTAAAAACTCAAACCGACATCGAAACAATGGATTATTTTCAGCATAGTCTCCGAGACGCTTAAAGTTTTCTTGAGCGAATTGATCTCCGATTTCTTTTTTAAATAAGTACGGAAATGTCATGTTCCAACCTCACCGCTTTCTGATGATCTAAATGGATTTAGTGTTGGACCGCTCATCTCGTAAATAATGCTCATGTTGAGCAAATTTAAAACTTCACCTTTAGCATACCCGCGCAAGATCCATTTTTGATTAGTTCCTGATTGACTTGTGCTATAAAAATCATTGTAAATTAAAACATCGCCCGTTCTTAAAATAATCTCGTATTCTTTTGTGAAGTTGTCATACTCAAAAGCAATGAAATAGCCTACCGACCGGCTAGGCCAATCGTATGTTGTTGTGTTAGTCAATGTTACCGTTTTTGCATTGGCATTAATGGACGCTGTTCCGATCAAGTCACTACTGATGATGGCTACTTTAGCATTGGTTAGCTTGATGCTTTTAAAATTACAGCGCAGACTTTGCGCGGGCATTCTTCTTGTCTCATGCAGCAAGCCTTGCTTGTTCCATTCAAGGCTTAGATCGCCCCAATAAACGTCAGGATCGCCCCACAAAATATTGCCGCGATAACGAATCGGAGATAAATCTCCAATTTTTTTGTTGTCGTCATTATTGCTAATAATTTGTAAACCAAGATTTGTGGTCGTTTCACAAGAAACATTAACTTTGGTAACATATTTTCTTGTGGCCGATGTGCCAAAATTAAAAGCAATAGTTTCCATTTGATAGATGATTGTTTCATCGTACCAAGATGCAGGGGGTCTTGTTATGTCTATTTTGGGATCAACAAAAAGATTGTCTTGATGCAACAAAACATAGCCTCTACTGTCACAGCGTATCAATTCGCCATTGTAAAACTCAATCGCTGTTGGATAAAAGCTCGTTCCTGATGCGGTTGTAAAAGTGCACTTATCTGAAATTCCCCAATTTAAATCCAAGATGTAACAAAAATCGGTGTCTAAAGAATCATTTCTTTGAAAGGTCCACCAAACTCGGTTTTTCTTTTTGTCGTATTTTCCTTGAACCTTAAAATTTCTGGAATCTAAAACTTGCCCTGAATTATTGGTGATAAATGATTTATAGGTTTTATCATAATCAGTGTTTAACTTCTGAACACGAAATCCATCTGTAAAATAAGCGCCGTCAGTGCCCAGCCAGAAAACACCGTCGAGAGCCTGTACGGCGCACTGTGGACTAATACAGTTAGCAGTATCGCTAATTCTTTCAGTTAAAGTACCGCCTCTTCCTAGTGCATCATACTCACCGTCAACCCTGTACACGCTGTTGTTTCTGCAAAGCAAAACAACATTGCTTTTGGTTGATGAAATACAAATAATCTCATCGTCGATGTCCCCATAAAAGCTTTCAGGAACGGAATCAATATCCCCCGGTATGGATTGCATAAATCTAAAATTGATATGCTCTGATCCATAAATCACATTGCCGTAATACGCGGTGTCATTTTTAACATGAACCGTCAAACACCTTGGAGGCCGATCATTAGCAACCACTCCGCCCGTTGTATAAAGCACTTCATTTGTCGTGATGTCTGTGGTCGGAGTGCTGTCCGGGGTGTTGTCTTTGTAAGTCGTTTGACCATTATTTATGGTCGCTATTTTGTAAAATACCGTCCCATTATTTACAGTTCTATAGATATCTATTTTAATATTCGTAACATCAAAATTTGTTTCAATAGTATTTGCCAAAACGGGAATGTCAGAAAATTCAACATCTAAATGTCCATCAACAGCAAAAGAATCAGATGGTGATCCAACATCTGAAAACAAAACATTTCCGGTAGTGGCGTAATCATATCTATACACAAATTTATAAAGCCAATTACTATGAGTGCCGCCGCCATGAGTATAGGCCATTCCTGTCGTGATAAATTTCGGCAGTCCAGCCTCCACAAGAAATGGTGCTGATACTCCAGACACGAGCTTTTTGGGATACATGAAATTACTATTGGAAAATAATGTGTGGTAATTCCAATGCGCGTAATTGAAATAATGAGCCGTTGTTGTCAACGGGAAGGCATTATTTCCTGTCGGTCCTTGAACCTCTGTCCATCCTGCAATTGAATGATAGAAATATATTTTTTGAGCGGATTGTACATACAGTACATTTTTATAAAAAAAACAGGTATTAATCCTTTGCGCGCCTGCTGGAATCTGTGGATGGGACGCATCAAACAATCGAGAACCCGGTCTTGTAAAAGGTTTTCCCATCTGTGGATAAACATTTATCAACAAATTATCACAAGACTTTAATTTGTTTGGAGGTGCGTTAAGATAATAGTCTGTCACGCCGCCAGAAAAATCTTCCAACTCTAATGACTGCGCCATGTTTCAACTCGTATAAAATATTGTTGCTGATAACGTGTTGTCGTTTGAATAGACGTAATACGCGGTTTCAGACGCTTTTTCTATTTTTAAAAAAAGCTGTTCTTTGGTCGTAGGATCTTTAAATGTCATAATCGAATTATCAAATGTCTTGCCCGTCGGAAGTGTTATAAGTTGACGATACACACCGTTATGAGGCGTCCAATTTGCGGATAAAAGATTGTCTTTTGTCGTGTTGTATATCTTGGCATTGGTGATAAGCCGCAAAACAAAACGCTCTAAGTTTGTGCTCATACTTAGCTCACATAATACGCTATGAGATTAATAGAACTATCATTGCAAAATACATAATAAGTTGTTGAACTTACTTTTAAAACATCAAGAGGCATCTGTCCCTTGTCTGCTGCGTCTCTAAAAATGATAATTGAGTTGTCAAATAGCTTTCCATTCGGAACGGTTACTAACTGACGATAGATGCCATCCGAAACATGGGACCAATTTGCAGATGATAGTGGCTGTTGTACAGAAACAATGTTGGTTGACAAGATAGGGGCGCTATCAACACCGTCATGATCGTGGTCGTTTTGCTGTTGGAAATTCTCTTCGAGCGCGGGAAAAAAAGAAGACCCCTTATCCCCCGCTTGTGGCTTTTTAATGGCATAAGATAACGTCTGCATAATGTCTCCTATAGCTGCCCGGCCACCCATGCCGCAATTAAAAAATCTACGCCGTCATGTGTTTTATTTTTGTCACACGGCCCCCAATCACTGGGCCTGTCATCGCGCTGCCATAGATACTCTTCACAACGATGCTCCGAAGATGTTGGCAAACTGTCAGATGGAAATAGTTTTTCATCCATCAAAATTGCAATAGCATCTGACTGATTTCCGTCCTTATACTTGTGGTACAAAGCTTGTGCCAAGGCATTGCGCGGGGATTCCTCAACGTAACGTCTCAGGATTTCGTAGTCAGAATCAGATATCCCGCCACGCTTCATTCCTGCCGTCATGATGTGAATTATATCTAAATGTTTCTCGAAACCTTCCTTGACGATTTCCTTCTCTGCCGCAAATGGAATCATGCCAAGTAATTCTTGTAGAAACAAAATCATTGGCGGCGTCAGTAGCGTGCGCGACAAGACGCCTCGCCCCATCACGTTGCCATTTGCTTTAGCGTAGTTATAAATCTCTTTGAGGTTCTGCTTATCACCTGTTGCGTACAGGTAAGGCCATAGCATAACGAACATGTCTTTAGAGATGTCAGATTTGCTTTGACCGTCATCAAAACAACGCTTGCCGGGATTGCGATACCAGCGACCGGGTTCTGATTCTGCTTGCATGATATCAGCGTCAATGCAACCGCCAGAGATCTTACAGAGCGATGTAAACCCTAACGAGTCACAACCGCCTTGGTGCGCCCATCCTTTGTGGAGTGATTTATACAGCTCTGCCTTTGCCGCCACTTCTGGAGAACGCTGCTTCGTATCCTTTGCCTTTTGTTTGGCGCAAGATACGAGCAGTAGAATTGTAAGGATGTAGTGCATCATTTTTTGCTCAGCTCAAATTTGGGTTTATTAAGCCCACGTTGCCACTGTCTGCATGTAGGTTATGTCACTCAATCTTGCCATTGTAAATAGCGCAGACCCATCACCTGAAAATGCGGCCCCATTATTTGTACTAACTAAGAACTCAATAGTCGTCGCTGTCGCGACAAAGTTGTGGTCTAAAACTATATTCCCAACCCATTCATCAGCGTATGCGTACACCGCACCTCTTGCTATAGTCGTTGCCCCGTTTCTAATTAAGACAAGGATGTTTCTTGAGTTTAGTCCTGTTCCGTTTCTATCGCCGTTTACCTTCAAGTAAATTTTATACCTTCGCCCTATAACCAAATTTGAGAATTTAAAATTAGAATCAACCGTAGATGCTAAGACGCTTGACACGTTGAGCATTGATCCGTTGAAGTATTTTTCTTGGTATCTAACTATTAAATTTGACTCATCAATCGGAAACCCTACGGCTGCGCCGGAGACTTTGCGAAGACGCCATTTTGCGCCTAGCCCTGTAAAAGCTGCCGACCAGCTTGTAGAGAAAGCCGTTTCAAATGAAACATAACGGCCAAAATAGACATCTACATCTGTGCTATTAACAACCCTGTAACCGACACCTTGACTATCTGTAGTAAGGTTTGAATTATATCCCGCACGAATAGTGCCTATTGAAAATTTACTCCCATCGGTTGTGACAAATGACTCCATTGGTCGCCAACCAAATCCGTCAAATATTTCAATACTAATTCTATCTGTTTGTAATATAGGAGTGGTAAATCTTACTCTTTTTTTCCTTAAATCAGTCAATGCCGTCGTTTGCAGTATTCCAGTTGAACCAGAAATCCCGTATTCAAAGCTCGTAGTATCATCAGCATTTGTTGCACTCGAATTACTCGCAAACTCTTCAACCGCCCTGTCAGCCATGGCAACGTTTGTTTGCCATTGCGAGATTGGAATGCTCGCTGAAATATCTAAGAAATAAAAGGCGTTTGATGACGCGGTATCATTAAAAGCAGTTCCGTTCAAAGAACTAGAAGGTGAGCTTGCTTGACTAAACTCAATATAGTTTTGACCAGATATTCCTCTAACACACAAAGCTCTGTTATTTATGTCTGCGTTTTTAATTCCGCCGTTTCCGCCAGCGTAATCGCCAGCAACAGCAGTTATGCCAGATAAAGGCAGGGTAAGACGCAAAGGAGACGCGGTAGATCCAGCTCCAGTTACAGCAACAGATAAATTCAATACAAGGCTATTACCTACGCGCTGGTGTTGGCCAGCTCCAGTGAATGTCAAACCAGCTGAGTTTGTAAACAATGGAGTAAATGAAGCAGAGTCAGTCATTGCAACGCCTGAACTCAAAGATTGCGGCCCTACAAACAAGCTGTCAAGACGCAGGGACGTATTATTTGCATTGCGTCTCCAGCGAATCGCGTACTTGTCGGTTGCCGTTGCCGAAGGAATAAAGAATCCACGAAAGCTTGTCGTTGCCGTGGGAACTCGCGCTGAGTTTGGGCTGGTGGCTGAGGCTGTCCCTGCAATGACAATACGCTCTTGCAGCACGTTGCTTGAGTTATAACGAGCTACGTAAACTTGCACGTCATCAGCAGTCGCAACGCCCGACACGTCAAATGTTACGGTAAGGGGCTTTGCAAGGTCGCTGCCGTCAATCGTAAATAACGGCGACTCGACAAACTGAGCGTTGGCTGTAAATGACACAAGGTAATTTGTCGTTCCACGGAGCGTGCTGTTTGTAGACTGCGCGATCAAAGCCGTCGCGGCAGAGCTACCCCACCGCGTCGGGCTTGTGCGTGTCGTGGTCGCCAGCGTATCTCCGACGCTTAATTCAACCGTCCCAAGTGCGTCCGCTGCAAACTGTGCGCTGAGATAATTTATGCCAGACGATCCGCTTCCTATTTCCTTCAGCGTGCTTCCGTCGTCAGCGTAAACCTTATTGGTGTCCTCGCCGTAAACAAGCGTAGCTTGCTTTCTTGTGAGTCCGTCTAAGATTGTTTTGCTGGCTTTAGGCAGTGTCGTGCGGCTTGTGTTGCTCGCCGTCCCGCCGTCGTAATCTTTATTGGTGAAGACCTCGGCACCGGCCAGAGTCGAAAGCGTTCCCGTGGTCGGCAGTGTAACGGATGTTGGCGCAGTCGTCGTGAGCGTAAGGCCATGGTCGCCCGTTCGTGTTAAGGTCGCTGCATCGGCGTTGCTGACGCCAGTGCCGCCTTTGCTTGCCGGGAGAACTCCCGTCACGCCGGTGGTCAAGCTCACATTGGTTATGGCGTTGTCTGCGCCGCTGATGATTTTATTTGTGAATGTTTGCGCAGACGATAAATCCGCTGCCGTCATCCACGCTGTACCGTTATGCCATTTTGGGCCAGTCGTAGTGTTGAAATAAATTAATCCTGTTGCTGATACAAGATCGGTCGCGGACAATTGAAGCTGCGCCCGTATTAACTCGCCATACACTCTAGCCATAGTTAAACTCCTACAAGCCTATATGTTCCAGCCGGTAATGGTGTTCCGACTTCAATTCTTACATTCGTTGATGATGTGGATTTTATCACAACAAACATACACTCAAAATCATTTGCGTTATCTTTTAATTGCCAAATGGCAAGTCTTGCGTCTGTGCCTGACACTGTGACATTCTTTGCGGTTTCTGTGCCGTCCCAAATGGTATCAATATAAAATCTTGCGCCACCGACTTGCTTGATGGCAGTGCCGGTATCGACATAAACATTTTCGTCTCCTGTGACAAAAACTAATCGACCTTTTTTTTGACTGGAGGATGATGGCGCAAACTCCAAATTCTCAAGCCTAAGTCCTTTAAACTGACCGGCTGTATAAACATCATTAAATCGTCTTGCGCTATGACCTAAATCTGTCCCAGACCAATCCGTACTATAAGTCGCATCGGTAAATGGTCTTACTGTGCTTTTGATTTGCAAATAGCCTTTAGTCGAATGAGACGTGCTTTCTAAATCTAAATTTTCTCCCGCAGATGTTCCGCCAACCAACGATTGACCACCAGGGCGACCAGACAGCAAAGCAAATTGTGTGTGGCCTGAATCTCCCGTCGTTAAACCGCTTAAACCGCCATGAGCAATTTCATTATCAGGACTCGAAGCAAGCCATTCTGATCCATTATAAAATAAAGCGTCACCGGATTGAGCGGGTTGTGTTCTGCCAGAATCTCGGTAATTAACATCTCGCAACGCCAAAAGGTCCGCAATTGTGATCTCTGTTGCGCCGCCGATACTTCCATCAATCCAAAGTTTGTTCCAAACACTTCCAGATTTTCCGATATCGAAAACACTGTCCAAAGACGGAATGGCCGAAGATGCTAAAGATATTAAACCTGTTCCATGTGGAACAATTAAAATATCTCCATTTAGATTTGTTGCTGAAATCGTGTTTCCGTCAAGTCTAAGATTGTCTACATTAGCTTGCCCTGTGACTGTTAATGTACTGGCGATTTGAACTGAACTTGACGTGTTAAGCGAAGAACCAAGCGTAATGACGCCTGTGCCGTTAGCACTGATATCAATATTTCCGTTGGTATTTGTCGCAATTAGAGCATTGCCAAAAATACGCAAATTTCCGCCATTAAGAAGACTTCCGGTAATATGTCCGGTTGTCGATAGATTTAAATCATTGAAATTTAATGTTTCGCTATCGCTCTCAATATTGCCATCTGTAAACGTAAAATCAGCAATTTGTGTCCCCGCTTTGAAAGCAGAAGACGCGCCAAGCGCCGTGATTTTGTTAAATGTACCGTCTCCGGTTGTTGTGATGTTCCCATTGCCAAAATCTATTGTTCCAGATGAGTTTGTTATTTGATGAGTATCGCCATTGATGACAAAAGCACCGATTGTTATGGTGCCTGTCGTGCTTAAATTCAATGAATTAAAGCTTAAATTGCCCGATGAATCATTGATTGATCCAGAGCTAATGTTGGCAGTTCCAAATTGACCTTCAAAAAACCATCCTTTGAGCCATTGATTTGAAGATGATCCAAAATCTAAAGATAAGTTAGATGTCGGTCTTAATTTGTCTGTGAACTGAATAAATCCAGTATTTGGTCCAACGCCGTCACCGCCATTGGCAGATAATGTTAAATTTGTGCCAGCAGACTTGCCGCCAAAGACTCTTTGACCCGCATATAATCCGGTAATTGCGCTGCCTGATTGGTCAATATCATCGTAACCATACCGCAGGACAAATAAATCTTGAGTGCGGTTTTGCCACGCTTGAAGAATCGTATCACTGCCCCAATCGAAATCACTTATTTTGTGCCAGCTTGCCGATCCTTCGCCTTCTCGCTGCTCCCATCGATACCCTGCCGATTTTCCATCGCCGTCATCTAAAACAACGCGGTAATCATTTAAACTATTGCCAGCTAATGGAAGGCTTGCAGGATTTGCTACGGCCTCTTTGCTGTTGGGATATAAAACAGCAACAACGTAATTAAGCGCCCCTTCCATGTCAATCACTCCGGGGAGCGCCGGATTTGCATAACCAAAGTCGGATAAATTATGCACAAAGGGATGCTGATTTTGGTTCCAAATTTGAAATCTGGCGTGATTGAAAATCATTTTAAATTACTCTCAAAATAAATCCCATGAGGAATCCCAAACATCAGTTAGCTCTTTCATGAAAATCACTTTACTTGATGTTCCCGCATAACCATAACGCACAACACTGCAAGGAGTTCCATGATCGGCGTCTGCTCTTACTGTATAGACAAATGACAATCGACCATTGCCGTCATATTCACAATGTTGCTTTATCAACTCATTTAATTGAGTTTTCAAATGGCCCGTATCAGCCATAAAGCCTCCGAAGGTTAAGGGAAATAGAGCAACGTCCCTGTTGCCCTACTTCCCCGCCCGCACAATGAATTAGTAGCTGATTCCGTACATAATTGCGTTATGTCCCGGAGCATTAATTTCTAGCTCTCCAAAAAGACATGCATCAACAATGTACTGATATCCATTAACTCCTCTGGTCTCAAAATATTCTCGTCCGTCTGGAGCTTTGCGCTTACGGAATCCGCCACGAGTGCGGAATACCATTGTTTTCATATCGAGAAAGAAGATTGCGTCATCATCCATCTCCAAAATTCCAACGATTTTTAACGACCCGGAGACAGAAGTTATTTCGATCTCCGTCCAGCCATAAATCGAGGCCGAAGGCTGTTTTGTGACCGAAAATGGTCCCTTTTGTGTCTCAAGCAGCTTCATGATTGAGCCAAGATGCTTAAAGCTCATGACTATTGTGCTGGCATTTCCCTTCGCTTTGCGGCGAACAGTGGTGTATCCGTCAAACAATTTTTCCAAAATATTCGAGGCTGTAACCGATGCGCCCGGAATTTGCACCGCCTGTAAAATTGGATAGGCGAGCTTACTTTGTCCATGCACTGTGGCAGATCCGCCGTTTGCCAAGGAAAGAAGTGTTGACTTGATGCTTGTGAAAGCGCCATTCGACAACACGCCGGGATGGTAACACTTAGCAGCTTGTGCCGTCGTGTATGCAGACACGTCGGCAGCAACACCACCGCGAGCCAACGATACTGTGACAGTGCCAGTTCCAACAGTCGCAGTGTTAATGTCAATAGATATGACATAAACAGCGAGAGGAGCAGAGTTGCCGTCATCAAGTTCAAATTTTTGGCCAATTTGGAAACGGTCAATGTGATCGACTTCAAATGTACCACTAACAGTTCCGCTCGTTGCAAGTGTCGCAAAGTGCGAGCCGTTACCGAGTTGAGTTGAAACAACCTGCTTGAAGTAATCAACCATGGAATCAACTTCGCCCGGTAGAATTTTCAGAAAAGTCGCCTCTGGAATACGACCTTCGGAATCCATGAGATCCCTGTGGTTAAATACAAGTGAAGACCATGCTTCAACGTAGCTGTCAATCGAACCGCGCACATAAGTAGACTGGCTGATATCGTTAGAAGCTGCCAATTGACCAAATTCTACGGTCGATGCGCCCGCTCCCTTGAAAGGAACTACTAATTTTCCACCTGTCCAACCGTTATCGATTTCGATGTTAGAAAGAAACCAATCGCGCTTGGTTAGTTCTTCCATAATCATTTTGTTTGGTAGATTTTCGTTCAGCATTGACTGAAACGAACTATTTACTGTCGTCGCCATTTCTCACTCCTTGAGAATTGTTTGTTTTTAGTAACCTTCTAAACTCGTCAGTTCTCTTGCTTTTCTTTTTAAATCATCCAAAGACCTGACAGTTGTTTTAACAGCACTTGTCCCACGGCCCTGAATATTCGGGATCGTTGGCTTGCTAGACGGTTGAACAACTGGCGCTTGCGTAGACATCGAAACACCAAGGCTAGGATTAATAGCCTTCAAATGCTTCATAGCCTCTGCAACGGCTTGCTGCGCAGGAATATCCTGTTTACGCGCCGCAAACGATTGTCCAATTTGAATAACATACTCTTTAAATGCGTCCGGGCTTCCCATTCCAGCATTGTACGCTTCAACAATCGGCTTGGCCTCTGCTGACTGTAGTGCGTTATCTAGCTCGAATGTTCTTTGCTGAACCGCAAATGCTTGTTGGTTTGCTAACAATTGCTCGTTCTGCGCCTGATAAAACTTAGCCGCGTGTCGGGCTTGCTGGTTGGCTTCCCATTGCTGTCTCTGGTCTGGAGACATTTGCTCACGCTTTACTAATTCTAAAGCATACTCTAAAACTTTATTTTTTGGAATATTAAGACCTTCAAAAAATGAATCAAAGTCATTTTCTTGTACATATCCTGATAAAATTGTAAGAGCTTTATCAGTTTGGTCATGAGTTTCACGGACTTTTTCAAATTCTGACTTTAACTCGTCATGTTTTTGTGACTTAAAGTCATAGCCATAGGCCCTTTCGTATAATTTCTTGAATTTCTTTTCTGTTTCTTCATCTTTGATGTAAGGTCTTGCCCATTCATCAATTTCGTACTCTTTTTGATAAGCTTTAAACTTATAATTTGGGTTATATACTGGTTTTTCAGCCCCAGAATCAGCAGAAACCATCTGTTTTGGCGCTGCTTTTAGCGATTCTAGGCCGGTCGGATCTGGTGCCGGTTTTGCCACGGTTTCCGTCACAGACGCCGTTTGTGCCGCGTCTGGCGCTGTTGTTTGGCTCGATTCTACTGCCGCTGTTGATACTGTTGATTCAATTTCCATCACATAACTCCTTGAGGGTTGGTTTGCCCTTGTTGTTGAGCGCCTTGTCCGAGCAGCAGTCCCGCCACTTCAGACATTTGCGCTTGATTCATTTGTTCCATGCTTTGCATCGACATTCCTTGCGTCTCAAGATGCTTTACAAGCCAATCGAGTGCTTGGTATGGGATGCGCACACGCTTAGGAGTCTTGGCCGGATCTTCATTTGGAACGTACATGTCGCACGCTACCATTGCTCCCCCGGTTGGGATGAACTCAGACTGTGCTGCTTTGAGTGCTGCCGCTTCATCTGCTTGCTTTTGTGTGTGGTAATCTTCAAACTGTTGGTACATGTCTTGAATGTCAGGAGACAGCAGAGAAAAATCGCGCTCTTTCTTGCGTTTTGCCACTTGTTTAAGCGCATAAACAGAGTCGTCGCTTGGAGATATCTGTGGCATCTCGCCGCGCTCAATGGCAAGAAAGTCGTTTTTGATATTTTTCTCATTAATGGTGAAATCACCAAATGCGTCTTGCCAATTGCCAAACGGCATTGCGTTAATCAGCTTGCCAATGTCGTCACGTTCGAGATTTGTGCCTACATATTGCAAAATCTGGTTAAGCACCAACTGTTTTCCAAGTTGAGATTCAATGGTATCCTCTTGTTCTTGCACTTGAATCTGATGATTTAATGGAACGGTTGACTTAAACTCATCAATGTTAATCAACTCGGAACGACCAATCGCTGCGATCAATTCGTCTCCGTTCAAGTAAAATTTCGCAAGATCAAGATATATCTCAACCATATCCACCAAAAACTCGCCAAATTTGTCAGAGTAAAAACTAAACTTTTGACTCTGAGACATGCTTCTAAATAGCATAGCCATTGGGTCTAAATTTGATGTTTTTTCCTCATTGACTAAATCAATACATAACGCTCGATTCATCTCTTGTTCTTGAATGGCAATGTATTCAAAGAATTGCTCGCCAGTTCTACCGGGAAGTATCGTCGGAGCCATGCCCTGATAGGTGATACCGCGCACACCGGGGAGCAATGATCCTTGCGTGACCTTTGTGCCGCTTTGGTAAAGGATTTTATCCTCTCCGATCGTTATCGAGTGAAGCGCGGCCTGACTGCTCGCTCTATTTATTTCGGCGTTCCACGGCCTTGCAACTTTGACAATAGAGCTTGCCCGCGCTTTCGTAGGATGTTCGTCGAAACCTTTCCAAGCAATCGGAAAACGTTTTGCAGGTAGTGGCCCCTCTTCAAGAATGCCCGCTTTCGTCGTGATGTAAAAATATCCCTCTGGATACTCAAGACAAGGTTTGAAATAGTATTCGAGGAGTAAAGTTTGATCTTTTTCTCTGCTATAGCCGTTTTTCATAGAATCAAAAACAACAAACTCCTCTGTAGACGCGGTGATATATTTAAGCTTCTCCTCGTCGCCTTTATATCTTTCCTTGAGATGTTTGCTGCTTTCTAGTTTTTCAATGCCAACCCATTTTGCATCGCTCATTTGCATACAAGATGGATCTCTAAATATGTTTTGTCCATAAACACGCTCGAATACAAACTCGCCTGTGAATACTGGCTTTGATTCGTCTGCAATGGGATTGCCCATCTCATCTATGACAGGCTGTCCAGTGGCTTCGTCAATCTGTGGTTCGTAGCCTTTTAAATCACCCTTTGTGTTATCAAAGAAAACTTTAACCGCACATTCTCCGATTCCACAAAAGTCACTGGCAAAATTTCTAATCGAAGCTTTTAATTTGTATTTGTTTTTTGCATAAAGCCAAACCGCATTATTTAATTCTGCTGACTTTTGATCTTGAAGTTCAGATGAATTTCTTGGAACGACGGTAACTCCGGGCGATTGACTTAAAATTGAATTGACGTAAATCCTGTGGGCGCGATGCAACCAGTTTTTTGTGATTCTTAATGAGTATGGATCTTGAGTGCTGCCGTTGACGCGGTTTCTTTGCCACAGTTCATTTAAACGCTTGCTATAATGTTCGCCTGAAATTAGCAGAATATTACTTCGCATCTCTGCAACAGTCTCTTTATCCAAAGACTTTGCATCATCGTGAAGCTTATTTAATTCATCAATTTTTAAAGGCTGCATCTGTTACTCTCCTTTGCTCTGCATTTATAATCTCACGCTCAAATGCAAATGGATCGTCAATCATTAATTGAGACATTCGCATGTCATCGATCAATTCTTTATCAATCGGATTTGGAGCTTTAGGACTATCGACAGCTTCAAATTGACCAACCTCAAGTGAACGCTCTAAAAAAAACTCCACCTCAAAATCAATCGTCTTGATCTTGCTCACTCCAAGATTTCGACAACCCTCAATAATTTTAAGTAAATTTAAATCTGTCTTAATTTCCGTAAGCCTCGTTCCACGCGTCGATTTCTTGGGAGAAATTATGCCACTCATCTTTTTGTTCGTCAGACATTTCGCCTCGCCTTTGTCTGATTTCCCACGCCTGGTACTCTTGGGCGCTCCACTCTTGCTTCGGTACTTCATCTTTGACCTCTTCATCCATTTTTAAATGTGGCGATATCTTTGGAAAATCCCAAGGAATTAATTTAACAACGTATCTTAAAGCATCTGTCAAATCGTCTTGATACTTACGATTTTTTTCGCCAACTGGGACAGACATTAATTCAGTCACTAGCTTTTGATTGTCAAATTCACCATGAGCAATCATTAATGCTCTGCTCTGAAATAACGTGTTCATAATTTGTGTGCCGCTATCTCTTTCCTTATCAGCAGCAAGAAATGGCTCGCCAGACCTAGCAGCAATTAAACCAAACTCACGAGACTGATAGTCATAGCAAGCTTGAGTAATTATGATTCCCTTTTTTAATTCTTTGTATTTTTCGAGAATATCTTTTGCCGTAGTCTCTTCATAGTCGCCGCGCCAAGTGCGGACGACCTTTCCCTGATCCAACTCAGGTGATACGGCAACAATAACGATAGCGCCAGCAGAGCGACCGCGACCGCCTGAACCAATATCCACGCCAGCATAATAACGCCAATTGGCGGGTATTTCATCGCCAGCAGCGTAAGTGCAAGTATCAGGATCAAAGGCCAAGTATTTTCTACCCTCATCTTTGACGAACCTTCCATCAATACGTTTTAAAATCTCAGATTTACTTGTGCAGTAACTCTCAGCCTCGGCAATCCTCTCAGGAGTCCATTTAGTCGGAGTACCGTCCTCGTAATACATACAGTCACGCATGGACACGCTTCGCTTCCAAGCTGAGGCAAACATCTCTTCTGATGTGCCGATACATTCCATAGCCCTGTACCACGCCTGTAAACCACGCGTGGCCGTAAAGACTTGATTGAAATATCCCCTTGTCGCACGAAGTCTCGCAAGACACTCGTTGATGATCTCTTCAGGGGCCTCCTCGTCGAAGGTCATCATATGCACAGAGCTTGTCTGCAAGTTGATTACCTTCTGACCGTAAGACTTAAAGTAAATACTTACGCCACTACGAAAATGGATTGCCGCAACATCGCCAGACTTATACTCAATGTCCCAACCATAACTCTCGTGATTTTTCATATCTCCGCGAGGTAAAAACTCTGGAACCCATTTTTTTTCTACTTCAATCGTAGCTATTTCATCACTCGGATAAAAATACCAAAATTGCTTGGGAGTCGAATCCCACAACTCCGGCCACAACTTCTTATTACATGCCCACTCTATATTCTTACGAATCGCTGCACTGCTCTTACCAATCTGATTTGCAGCACAGAGCAGATTCATTCTGTTGCGTGACTCAAAGAACTCCCTAGCCCACGAATACCAACCCCATCCATAGAGGTGCGGTAAATCATCTCGAAGCTCTTTGATTCTGCTCTTAATGATGCTCTGTTGAAATGTGATCGGATCAAGATTCTTCATTCGTGACATCTCACGACTTAGCTCAAGACGCCTCTCTTGATGATCGCGAACAACGTATGATTCAATGCGCTCCTCTTTAGTCTGCCGCCGCTTTGTCATCCGTGACAACCTCCATGCTCTCTAAAGATGGAAAGTCAGGTAGCCTCGGCAATGTCTCCCTGTGAGGCGCTAATGTCCGATTCTCTAAATCCTCTAGCATCTCGTAATCACCAGAGCCAGCATTCATAATCAAATCAAGCTGCTCTTTAGTCGCACCACGCAAATGCTTGTAAGAATCTTTCTTGGCCCTTTCAATGCGAGCCTCCAAACTCTCAAGCTCTTGAAGATCCATCGCCGATACCTGAGAGCGTAAATGGTCAACGCTTGACTCAGCATTCAAATTTAAGTTCATGGACTTTTGCTCAATCTGAACCTTCTGCATGACGCCGCCCTTAACTCTCATGTCAGCCAATTGCCATGCTCTGAGAATTAAATTTGCGACCTTGATATCAACCTTGCCTTCGTCAGTGAGCATCGGGAGATTGATAATCTCAAGTAATCTCTCGGTGCCCCTGTGGAGAATATGCCTCATCTGAGAAACGTAGCTTGTCGGGGGAGTAAAGATCCAACACATCCGTTTATCGTGTGGCTCATAAGCTGTTATCCACGACTCCCACGAACAAGTACCGCTTATAATAGACTGGAGGGACATCCTTTTCCCTGCCGCCGTTGAGGCATTATACTCATCCCAAAAAGCCAACCTTACCCGATCATCCCTATCATCAGGCTCTACATACCGGCGTACAGACTTCTCATCACTTAGTAACGTCTTAGGCAGCTTGTGCTTCACTCGCTCAAATATCGGAACCAAACGAGCAGGAATCCTGTTCAGCAAGCTATCGGGATTATCACCGTCATAAAGAGTGTTTAATGCCTCTTCGGTGACTATTCTTTTACGTCCGGGGCCGCTCATAAAATAAGCCCTTCAGGGGAGGTTTTTTTTACATTTTTAATACTGTTTTTTATATTAAACAGGAAAGTTTTAAGAAGGGAAATCTTTTTTGCAATTTTTTTAAGAAGGGCATTGCAAATTGCAAATTGTTCGACCCCCTACCCCCCGGATCAGGTTTATCTTGAGAATGATTCTCATTATCAATTGAGAATGATTCTCATTATCATTTCAACTAATTGAAATCATTAAACAATATCAATACCCTCTATTAATCGCTAATAGCAATTCTGGCGCTCGCAATCGGAATTCCAATATCTCCCTATACCACGCCGATCGGACCGCAAACAAGGCCGCTCCAGACGCTTTAAACACCATCCAAAAACACCAATTAATACACCTGCAAAATAAAGTTCTTATATAACTATCTGATATCACTAAACTTAGCCGTTCAAAAAACATATGTTAATTGAACAAGAGAATTTTTATGGTGAGCATAAAAAGATACAGTAATTTTATGGTGTGTATAAAAAGATACATATAAAGGGTTAAGATTATAACTTTTTTGAACGAAGGGGGAAGTCCAAACGCCATTAATCGAATCAAGGCATTGAACCAGATGTCCATATCACTTTTTCCTTGACACGTTTTTGACAAATTGTATAATCGATTCAATTCATCGCAACTAAATAAATAACACACACGGCATCGCAAGATGACTAGGCCAAGCGGCCATGAGCGACTAGACTAATTGGCATTTAGATTCAATGAATCAGTCTGCCTTTTCCAAAAGACCACTAAAAAAACCAAAAGTGCTACAAACACAAAAAAACCACCTTCCTGGTGGTCTCTCTGTTTATTCTTTAGTCACTGTTTATTCTTTGATCCCATGAAAGTCTAAAGCTTTCTTGCTTATTCTGTTAGCATCAAAATAGACAAGCTTCTTAAGCATGTCCTCATCAGTAAAGATATCATGCAAAAAATCGACTTCGATACTAGCGACAAACAGCTCTCCTGTCTGTTTTTCATAGAGCGAATAAAAATGTGATGCTTTCACGTTTACCTTTTCAATCAATTTTGCATTGTTTGTGTCGTATATGCGTTTATTCATAATTATTGATTTAAGCTTCTTCATGTTTTTTTCCTCTTTTGCTTCAAAAAATGGTTACACTTTTGACAAACTAAACAAGTCACTCTATTGATTTTCACCCAAGCGCCATTGTCATTCTTTGGCAGGTCACAACGCATGCAACGATACTTCATAAATAAACTCCCATGATACATTCTCTCAGCGTTCTCATTTCATCGTTCCAAGATTGTCCACAATTATACTCGACAGAATCACTATTCAAAATTAGTCGCTGATATATGCCATGATTAGTAAAAAGCGATAGCGGCAGCGATAGTCGCCTTCTCAATTTCTCTTTTGTCTCTGATCTACATCCCTTGCCGATCAGAGCCACAATTGACTCTATTTCTTTTTCTGACAATCGATCTTTTTTTGACGTTAATTTTTTAGCTTCCCAAATTAAATTGCTCAAACTAATTTCAGTATTCATTCAATCCCATCCTCCGAACTATCATTTAATTTGTCGTGCATCATTGCCATGCCAGCGACAACAATGATCCCGAGAAACGGTATTAAAAACATATAGCCAAGTATCGTGTCCATATTATTCTCCCATTGCAAATTTTGGCTTAGTCCAAGTATCAAAATCATCCAACGATGATGTATATGTATCCCAAGATGGTACTATATATGATTTCTCCCATGCTATTTGATTAGTATTCTCGCAATCAAAATCATGCGACTCAAAATATTGTTGACTGACGGGCATTGTTATATTGTCGAATTCATTTGTGGAGTAGTTGCCATTGCCGTCAGTAAACAATGTTCCCGTCATTGAACGACTAACAACAAAGAATGCTTTGTCCAAGTCAACTAAAAACACATTGGCAAAGGGTTCATTCTCTAAACGGTCAAGAGTCTCATCGAGGCCGTAAGTATCGAGCCAATACTTAATTGCCATGGAATCAACGTCAAACTTGTCGGCAATTTTAGAACGGATCGATCCGTTATGGAATACATATGTGCTACCTGAATTCCAGCCATGACAATTCTGCAAAGCAGACTTGCCTTGAGTCGCATATCTCGTGTGAATAAAGACACGATTATAATCCATTAGCTCGATCATATTAGTGATTGCTTCAGAATCTAATGAAGTCATAAATAGAGGTTTTCCATTTCCTAAAATCATAAGCATTGCAAAGCCGTCATTATTTGATATCGAATCGGACTGAATTCTTGATACTAGCGATTGTTTGTTGACCGATGAATCGGCAGTTATAATTGTACACATGATATTTCTCCTATGGTTATGCGCTATGACGTTTGTTATTAATTAGTCTCATTTGTCTAAGTCTCTTAGAAACAGGCATCAAATAGGAAAGGCACTCGTTCAACAATTCAGTAATGTCGCCTTCATATGTATCGGTCATAAGGGGTTTACCGAGCTTAGTCACTTCATAAGCATAAGCCATGGCCTCAATTGCGATATTCAGACATGTGATACCCTCTGACTCGTTTTGAACATTGCCAAAGCATCTAAATTCCCAAGTATTAAGACTGTGCGCGTTGACAAAAGAATACTTGTTTCTGCTTGAAGTGAGACCTTTGATATATTGATTTTGAGGAGCTGATTTGAACCGCTTTTGAACTGATTTTGGAAGTCTCGGTATTGATTCCACTAAATATTCAACTAGTGCTAGTTGAAAGCGTTCGCCGTAGCTATGATTTACTCCGGGAATACTTAAATGGATATGAAATGAACATTTCTCATCAATTTTGTGATTTAATTTAAATGTATCTTTAAGAGCCGAGACAAAATCAATGTACTTCAATCCACCAATGGTACGAATCTCGACTCCCGATACGCTTCCGTCCTCTCCTACTTCGATATTTTCATTATCAATTTTGTCTGCAATACTTTCATGCGTTGACATCTGGTAATCAGAATAATCAAATGATAACTCAATATTTTCTCTTATATTGTCTCTAATTGTATCTATTGTTGACTCACTTAAATGATTTTCAATCCAACGAAGATTAAAATTAATAGCAAGTGCGGATGATACTTCGTTAGAAATTTCCTCATCTGCTGCGTCATAATCAGTTTCGGTTTCATCCCCCTCAGTTTTTTGCGTCTCAAGCTCAAACCCGCATCTAATTATTGCTCGTCTTTTTATTGCGTTTGCTTCTAAAAATTCCTTAATGGCCGTATTCATATTATTGACTCCGATAGTTAGTGGCTTGATTGCCATATCGCTATCGATGCATGCGCTATGCCAAGACATAACCCCCTAGAACCCGGTCATATCAAGGCTTTCACTGTCAAAAAACCTGACATTTTTATGCAAACAGTCAAAAATCCTGACAGTGACAGGTTATGGCTCCTAGCAAAATCAATTACTTAAGGCTTGGCACAGGGGTTGCATCATGTATTGTGTGGTCGAAAAGACCACTAATCGGTGATTATCAAAATCACAAAAAAGCCAATGATTTTCGCTGGCTAAAGGGAAATTTGCCCTGATCGCCGCATGGACGATTGCACTCAAATTTTCCCTATATAAAATTGGAAAAACACCCCTATAGGGCTTTTCGGGAATTTGAAAATTGGAATTTTGGAATTTGAAATTGGATTTTGGAAATTTCAAAAATTCTTGCGCTGAGAAAACTAAGCTTTTCTGTGATTTAAGTTTTGCTGGTTTTTGGCAGGATTTTGAATTTGGAATTTTGACCAATTTTTTCAATCAGTCGTGATTCCAAAAATATTGCTATTTTGCTTGATTCTTTGGCTGTAAAGGTCTGTATCTCCAGAGTGGACATGTTTTGGCCGGACATTCTCCTACGTTCTTTTGTGTGTCCTCATAACCTACGCAATCATAGCATTTAGCAGCTATGGCCTTACGTTTACTGGCAGTCCCGTCCCAACAATCAAGCCAGGTTCTTTGATAACGTGTCGGAATTGCTTTGAAAAAAGACTGATAATGACTCCTGACAAAACTTAAATACCCCTCAATCCTTGCCGACCACCTCTGGTCTGCCTCAGCCTTGAACTTTGCCCGGTCCTCTTTGCTCATTGTTGTGATACTCATCGCAAATACTCCTACCAAATAGTTATTTCGCCGAAGCGGTAGTAACGAAAATCACAAATCGCGTCAAATCAAAAATCATAGGCGATTTTAGCGAGCCGGAAGAAATGAAATTTTCGACACCTCCAAACAAGGATCAAATAGTCCATTTCCGACTTCATCGGCAAAATCACAAGCAATCGCAAATTTAAAACGATTTTAGAGAACTTGCCCCCACCCCATCGGACTTGGACCTATCTGTGCTAAAATTAGGCAAAAACCGGGGGTGCTATGAAGCTTGCCAAATCTGTCTTGATCGCTGGTCAAAAGATCAAAGTTAAGCTCGTCGCAGACCTGCAAGACGCTGACGGCAAAATGCTGTGGGGAGTTTTCTACGCCGACGCAAATTTGATCTGCATTGACCAAGATGCTCCGCATGTTGGCAGAGTGTTTTTTCACGAGTGCTGCCATGCTGCGCTAGCATACACTGGCGCGAATATCGGACTTAGCACTGAACGAGAAGAACAGATTGTTACCGCACTGGAATATGCGCTGTTTGATCTTGTTGCAAAAATGAAAGACGAGTGATTCATTCCGCGTAGTCTTTGCGAAACGCCAACGGCGGACAATCGCCGCAGCGTTCGACATAGATGTATTTATTTTTGGGCAACTCGCCGTAACGCTTTGTGCACTTCGGACAAATGAAACCATATTCTTTGGGATCAATTTCATCACGCCATGGCATAAACATGGCACGCACATCTTCGATATGAAAAATTCGCTTTTCTTTGAAGCTCATAGTAATGCTTATTAAAAATTTTATAATAAGTATTATTCTTTAGTATCAAATGAAATGTCAAATTTTAATATGAACTCTCATAGAAATGGCACGTATGTGTTGATATTTAATTTATGTCTTAATTTAAGAGATCCAGTTTTCCCATAACGATTTTTTGAAATGCTCATAATCGTTTCTTCGGATGCAATGTCGTCCTTGTGAAGAATCATCACCATGTCGGCATCTTGTTCAAGAGATCCTGAGTCCTTGAGGTGAGACAGACTTGGTACTTCTTTCACCAAACCTTTTTCTGCCTCGCGATTTATTTGCGCAAGACCTATGACTGGAATGCCCAATTCTCTGCTTAATTTTTTCATCTCGTCTGAGACAGTGCTGACTTGTTCGTACTTTGTTCTTGCTGACTTTACTCTCACCTGCTGAAGATAATCGACCACCACCAGATCGCATTCTCCTTTTCTGTGAAGTCGATGTACCGTTGCAAGTAGTGTATCCAAGTCCCATCCATTCTTTTCATCGACAACCGCACGAAGGTTTGCCAAGTCATTTGCCGCTGTGACAAGTGCTGACAGTTCCATGTCGTTCATGTCCCCAGTCTGAAACTTATGAGTTGATATCTTCGCCTCTGCGGCAATAAATTTTTCTATTAAATCTTCCTTATCCATCTCGTTTGAAAAGAATAGTGGCTTTGCAGATTGCTTGATCGCTTGCAATGTCGCAAATGAGGCAAACGATGTCTTACCCACCGATGTTCTGGCGGCGATAATGTAAAACCTCCCAGGAATGAAACCTTGCATGAACTCGTCAAGCTTTTGTATGCCAGTTGAATATCCACGCACCTTGCCATTCTTTTTCATCATAATACGCTTTTCGATGCGCTCTACCGTCAAAGCAATCATCTCCCGCATGTTGTGAAACTCTACCATTCCGGTAACGCACTTCTCAGATTTGTCGTAAATGTTTTTTATCTTGGTAACAATCTTCTCCGGCTTATCTGTGTTCTGAGAACTAAGTATTTCTTGGCAAACAGCACTCATGTCGAGCACAAGATTTTTTAGATTATGCCAGCTTAGAAGCTGATCCATGAAAAATGTAATGTTTGTTTCAGGAATGTAATTGCCAAGAATAGGGATCAGCATAGTCGCTGAATGACCATTTAGTTTGTCTTTGAGTACAGCATGATTAAATTCAACATCGCTGTTGAGCAATTCTTGGATCACTGTAGCGATTTTAATCCTGTTTACATCACCAAATATTTCTGGGTTCCATTTGTTTTTAACTTCAGGCCAGTATCTTTCTGGACGATAGATAACCATTCCTAAAACCTGATTTTGATATTCGTAGTTCATTAAATCCACCTAATTCCCGGTTTATCAAATACCGATTCAGGTTCTTTTGTTGTCTTAGCAATCGCTACTAATATCTTGTTCATGTTTCGTTCGATCATCCCTACGGGATAAAATTCCTTGGCTAGGAAGGAGTCGTTTAAATTAAAATACGCTTCCACGATCTGGATCGCCTTGTCCTTGCCATGCTGTTTGGTTAAACGAACAAATGTCCCAGCCGCGACTGGAGTTATCGCTGTGTCTGTTCCATACCTTTGCTTAAAAAGTTCACAGTACCTGTCTATGACCTCATTGGTGCCAATTGATTCTTTTTTAGGCTTTGGTTCTTTTGGGGCTTTTGGTGTTCTGGTTTTCTTTTGCGGTCTTACCAAATCGATTTCTTGAAATTCTGAGAGAGTATTTAAGTTAGTTACCTTAGTTACTTTAGTTACCTTAGTTAATATGTTGTGGTCCGTTTGTGGTCCGTTTGTGGTCTGATTGTGGTTTTGATTGTGGTCGTAATTTTTAAAATCCTGCATTTCGTCATAATTATTGATGGTTATGATGGTTCCAGTGCTTGTGGTTTTGATTGTGGAAAAATTGAGTTTTTGGAGCAAGTGCAAACGACCTCGAATTGTGTTTGGCGGCACTTTTAAAGCCTCACTTATCTCTTTTATGCTGGTTACAATTTGACCACGAACCAGCGCGACTCTCTGATGACCAGCCCTAACAGCACGCTTACTGTCTACAAAATTAGCACGCCCAATCAACCAAACGATCAGAGCCAAATCGATGCCATCAGTCATGTAGTCTTCAATCGCTGATCGCGGCACAACAAACCATCCGTTGTTAAATCGAGACATACGCCCCCCTCATGTCACACAGACCTGTTTTTAAATCATTTTCTAATCTAGTCATGGCAATCTCTTCTTCCGTCCAGCCGCTTTGAGCAGAAATTTCTTCAAACTTTTCTTGATCGAATTTGAGTTTCAAAAGCCGCTCGACTTCATTTTTGACGTAGAATGCTTGTGCTTCATTTAGTGAGTCCAGATTGACGTCAAAAACATGACAAAGGACTTCATTAGCAATAGCTTTTTGACCTAAGAATTCTTTTAATTTTTCAAGGTTAGTTTGCATGACGCATCTTTTTTGTTGCTGCGTCCGGGCTTACGCTGTATATTCTTTTTAGTAAGTCAATAGCCGCGATTTATTGACCGAATCGACCTCGGAAGCATGAAATTCCGGGGTCAATTTTTTATAGGTGAATTTGATGACGAAATATTTGTAGATGAATATATGTAGTTTTTCAAGCCGAAAAAATGATCGACCAAAGCGATAATAATCCTTGCTCTTTTGCAATTGTCGCAGCTTTTGAAATCTTTATGCCGCCCGTAATTTGAACGTGAGCTTTTTCAAAAGATAATATTTCAAAGCCATGCTTTTTAAAAATTGCATGAACCTTGTCCCACGGATCATCTTTATTCCATTGCCACTTACCGCCCCATTTAAAGCACAAATCACAAGCAATGCCGTACTGATGATAAGACTGCCCGCCGCGTGCTTTTGTGACTATTTTTCCTTCGCGGGTGCGCCCTTGCGCATAAAGCCAGTCTTGCCGATCTTCGCTGCGAAACCCCTCGAACATTTCAATTTCAAGATGCTGCGCATGACATTCATCAAGTGCAATTTGCAATCTCTTTGCAAAAAATGGCGCTAATAAAGTTTTATCGCGATTTATTTGTTGGACATCCTGCTTGTACATGATATTACTCACCGCCAAATTTCTTGAAAGGAAAAATCTATGTCAGCAGCGCCGACTCATTATGAACGAATTAATGTCATTGTATCACGGTCTTTAAAACGAGAGTTAGTAAGACAAGCCAAAGCAGGAAATACAAGCTTGACTTATATTATGAAAAGTGCCCTCAACTCTTGGCTAAACGAGCCAAAAAAAAAGAGGATTAAGATATGACAGACACTCTTTCAAATTTGCTTGCTGTGTTACAAGCGACAGAAGCAGAGATTGATGCTTCGGTTGAAATCTCGACAGAGATGTGCGAAAGACATTTTCAACAGATGGCGTCAGCGCGTGAAAAGACCGACAGGCTGAAGTATTACATTGAACATTGCAAGCAAACGAGCGAGGCTTTTGAGTCTAAGTACAAAGAATTTAAGGCAGAATCGGCAAAATGGAAACGCCGTAAAGATTCTTTAGAAAATTATGCTTTGTTTTGTTTAAGGAAATTTCCTGAAATTCAATGGCTTGGTTCTGACTATGAACTGACATCTCGAAAAAATCCGCATAGTTTAGTTTGTCCTTACAAAAGCGAGAAATCGTTTAGCAATTACGTTCCTGAGGCGTATACAAATTATATACCTGAACAATATTTAGAGACTGTTGAAATAAAATTATTAAAAACCGACACGATCAAAGATGATATCAAGTCTGGGATGAAATTATCATTTGCAGACTTAGAGCAAAAATCTCGTATCGTATTCAAGCCTAAAGCGAGGGAGTTAAAATGAATATTTTGGGTTCGTATGGAAAAGTTGTTGTGGATCAAAAAAACGACCACTTGATGACCAATCAACTTCAATACAATGATTTAGTCGCTGCAAAACAGTCTTTTTCGTTTTCGCAAGAACAAGTTGACTTAATCAAAACGACAATATGTCGAGGTGCTAGTGATGATGAGCTTAAAATGTTTATTTATCAGTGCAAACGCACAGGTCTTGATCCGTTTGCTAGGCAAATTTATGCAGTCAAGCGTTACGATTCTAAAGAAAAACGCGAAGTGCTCGGAATGCAGACAAGTATTGATGGGTTTCGTCTGGTTGCACAACGATCAAATGCATATTGCGGTCAAGATGGGCCTTATTGGTGCGGTGATGATGGTATCTGGAAAGATGTTTGGCTATCTGACAAGCCTCCAGTCGCAGCTAAAGTCGGCGTCTACAAGACAGGATTTGCTGCCCCGCTCTTTGCTGTGGCTAAGTTTAGTTCCTATGCACAAAAAAAATCAGACGGCAGCTTGACTCAGTTTTGGTCAAAGATGCCGGAGTTGATGATTGCAAAGGTCGCAGAGGCGCTGGCATTACGCAAAGCATTTCCCCAAGAATTATCAGGACTTTACACTTCAGATGAAATGGAACAATCAAATGTTGCAAAGATTAACACCAAAGAAAAATCTCATACAGCGCATAATAGCGGCGCTTCAAATCCGACAGACAAAACTCAGGCTGTATCTGACGCTGCCACTGCTTATGAGACTTTCAAACTCGAAAACGAATCACAAATGAAACTGCTTGCCGATTTTCTCACAGAGAGAGGTGCATCTAAGATTTTGCCTCAGTTTTCAAGCGCTCTCAAGGGATCGCCGTTTAATCGAACTACGATTGAAGCTTTGTGGGCAAAGTTTAATCCTGAAGCGCCAGACGCCGAGCCGGAGTGAGTATGAATGATGAAAAAAAATCTGGAAAATTTGATTCTTTGCAGCATCTCTTATTTGATTGCGACATTTGTAATGATTTTCGCTTGCGTCAAAGCAGCGCTTTCAAAGCAGGGAAATTTTTTGTTTTTGTCATCGGTCTTTGCGCGTTTGCGATATTTTACGAATTCCTTTCGCGGAGGAATTAAGTGTTTTTTTACTTGGTTGTTAATTTTATTGCGATTTTAATAGCATTAATGGTTGTTATTATAAATTGCAACGCAATGGACTTAAAACTTTATTACATTGTTTTAGCTATTATTATTATTTATTCTTTTTTAAAGAAATTAGTGAGGTTTTAAAATGATTCAGATCAATTTAATTGGACATGTCGGCGGCATAGAAGCGAAAGCTAGTAAAAATGGCGAAACGCGGTGGACTGAGTTTTCTGTTGCTGTGAACAAAAAATCAAAAAAGGGTGGGGAACCTGTCGAAAAAGTTTTGTGGTTTACTTGCAATGCTTTTGGCAACACCGGCGAAAACGCGCTTAGTTTTGTGAAAAAGGGCCATAAGGTTTTCGTCACCGGAGATTTAGAGGTGACAGCTTATATCAACAAGCAAAATGTTGCAGTGCCAAAAGCGCAAGTGTCAGTGCGGCAGTTTGAGCTTCTGACAACGAAAGATGAGGCGGCCACTATTAAATCATCTGTTGTTCAGCCGACGAATCATTATGCAGCAACTAGCAGTTTGGATGAGATACCATTTTAATTGAGCGAGGCGGGGATGATTAATTCTAAAAATAAAAAGGAATAAAATATGAAAAAAGTTTTGATGTGTTCCGTATTAATGTTGTTTTTGAATGGATGTAGCGGGTGTGTTTATTTTGCGGAAATGGTAGGTCGTGCAAAACTTGCAGAAGCAGAAGGCTCAACAAAGATTCAGATTGAAGACGCCAAGGGTAAATTGGAGTCAGCAAAATTATTTTCTGATGCAGAAGTAGAAAGAGCTAAAGGTGTTGCAGCAGCTAATAAGATTATTGGAGATAGTTTAAAAAATAACGAAAGTTATCTTCGGTATCTATATATCCAAAATTTAGAAAAAGCTGAAGCAGCAGGTTCTTCTGTAATTTATATTCCAACAGAAGCAGGTTTGCCGATCCTTGAGGCAACAAGAAAAAGATAATGAAAATAAAAAAAGTTAAATTTTCGGTGCCTCAAATCAAAAGCGAACTTACGTTAGAAGTTTCTGTCGGAAAAGATGAAAATGGTAATCCATATTGGATACCTTTAAATCATTTGCACCCGGAATTAAGATCCGTGGCTTTAGAAATTTATAATCGTGAAAGTAAAGGTGTTAGGGTGAATAGAAACGAAGCGAGGCGGGGATGATGAGGTTGAAACCGTTTTTTACATATTATGGTGGAAAGTACAGGATAGCCCCCCGCTACCCTGAGCCGCAGTATTCACGCATAGTGGAGCCGTTTTGTGGGAGCGCAGGATATGCTCTCACCTATAATAGAAAAATAGTTAATTTGTATGATTTGAATGAGCGTGTCGTTGGGGTTTGGAATTATCTAATTAAGGTAAAAGAGTCGGAGATTTTAAACCTACCTGAGATATTTGAAGATGTCCGTAATTTGAATATACCGCAGGAGGCGAAGTGGCTTGTTGGCTTTTGGTGCAACAAAGGTTCATGTGAGCCGAGGAACAAGCCTTCTACTTGGATGAAATCTCAAATCAGACCGGCCTCTCACTGGGGATCGGCAATAAAGTCACGGATAGCAACACAATTGAAAGAGATTCGCCACTGGGAATGCAGTCATGGCTCGTACAGTGACATAGAGAATAGTCCGGCAACATGGTTCATAGATCCTCCATACTCATCGAAGGCCGGTCGGTTATATACCTACGATAAAATAGATTATGAACAATTGGCTTCGTTTTGTTTTTCACGTTGTGGTCAAGTCATTGTTTGCGAAATGGAGGGTGCGTCATGGCTTCCTTTCCGGTCGTTTCATACTGCCAAGGCGTTGGAAGGCCCAAGAGGCGGAAAGAGTGTGCGGGAAGTTGTGTGGTGGAAATGAAAATAATAGTAATTGACGGAATCGAATACGAGTTAAAGCAAGTTGCTGCAACGCCTGAGAAAACGTTTTTGGAGGAAGTCAAATTTCCAAAAATGCAGATACATATAGCGCCAGAAAAAATGCCATGGGAAAAAGCGATGGACTACGCAGCAGATCTTGGTGACGGGTGGCGATTGCCGACAAAGGAAGAACTTCAAGCATTTGCACCGCAGCTTAATAAAATGGGAGTTGAAGACGCTCTCTGGTCCGGGTCCACGGTCTCCAACTTCTCCAATAATGCGTGGCTCATGGACCTCGGCAATGGCTACACCGGCAACGGCGGTAAGTACGATAGCTATGGTGTTGTCTGTGTGCGGCCAAGCTTTACTTGATTATTTAATATTTCAAAACATTAGACGAAGCGAGGCGGGGATGAATAACACATACTTTCAGATTGAGCACATCAAAGACAAACTCAAGTTACTGAAGCTGGACATTCGCAAGTGTGAGACAGACGAAGCCTACAAAGAGTATTGCGAAGGCGTAATTGACGCAGCTATCAAGGTGTTGGAGGTAATTAGCCCGTGAGTCAGGATACACCATATTTGCAGTTAAGTCATGGCAAAGTCCTAAAGAAGACCAGGATATTGTCATTGCCAAACTCAGAAATGAATTAGATGCGGCTTGCCGTCATGTTGAAGCTCTCTGTAAAGAGAGGACGCTATACCGTGTCGTCGCTGATAGGGCTAGAGAATTTGAGGCGATTACATCAACGTCAAACAGAATTGCTTTGGTTGATGCTTTAAAAGAACTAGACGAAGCGAGGCGGTCTTAACATGTCGGGAAAACGTGTTAAAAAACTTGGGAATATTTAACAGAAAGCGAGGCGGGGATGATTATCATAACCGGAACAGAAATGGTGAAGGCGGTGCTGGCGGTCGGCATTGTATTGGTATTCACCATTGTCCATATACGGGGGCGGGGATGAGTACCGAAATATACTTACATATATCAGCAACACCATATCTCGGTGAGGATAAGATACACATAATGACGGCTGCTAAGAACTATGCTCATACGCTAGAAGTCATACAGAAGATAGTCGATGCTGATGATAGTGGTAAGTATGAGCTGGTGGTTATGCCTTCTGCTATGTTGCGGGAAGAGTTTAATCAAAAGAAAGGTTAAAATGAAAAAGGAAATCGAACTCTTAAAATTGGCTTTAGCGGAAGATATCAGCGATAATTTTCGCCTCTTGGTCGAGGCATTTTTAGAAACTTTAAAAGTCAGAGAAGACGAAATTGGAAGAGAGTTATAATGTCAGATGATGAATCCTGCTGTATCAATAATTTTGTGGCGACTGAGGCTGGCGTCTGGTGCGAACGTTGCGGAAGCTATTTAGCAGTGAATGAGGAGATATATCATTGAATGCGCCCGTCAAAATAATTTGCCAATCTCTTAGTGAGGCTGAAGAACTTGGCAAAGCTCTGCAAGATGCTCGAAAAATTATTCACTATGAGCCGACGATCGAAATTGATGACAGCGGCGCTGAAATTTTTGTGATTTATGGGATTTTACATTGAAATTTTTTTTCAATATTTAACTGAAACAGCACAACCAAGGCGGACCATCTCTTCATTGATGTCGAGGTCGTCCGTTTTTCTGATTAAATCACCGATCCATCGCCCGTACTTGTCGCGCCCTTGGCAAATCAGTTTTATTTCTGCGCCTAGACAAAGCGCGGATAATTGACTCTTTGATAGCTTGCCCGCTGTTGTTTCAGCCTCAGGCGCATTGATTCTGCCAAGTCTGATTCGCACCTTTGTAAAAACAAAAAAGCCGACATCGATGAGCAGATCCACGGTATCCCCGTCAACGATCTTTTCGACTCGGCAATTTTCATAAAATCTGAATTTCATGATATAATTATAATCATTCTCCCTGAGAGGTCAAGTATGGCAATTATTCCGTATCTGCCAGCGATCTTTGGCGCATTAGTTCAATTAGCTAGACTGCTGTATGACATGGCAAAAGAAAAATCAGGCGACTCTATTAAAGATTGTGCTCTTGCTATTGAAGAGGCGAGGCGCAGTGGCGACGTTTCAAAACTCACACGTCTTATAGAACAAATGCGCAAGGGGAAACCATGCGATTGATTCTAATCTTCTTATTTTTTTTGGCTTTTTATTCAAACGCAAAAGCTGAAGAAATTGTAAAAACAGACGCGCTTACTAAAAATGATTTTAAAGTATCAAGAAAATATGGATATAAATCTAAAGACCTTAAAGGTGTGCATGAAAGAGTTAAGAAATTAACCAACTCACAATCGATTATAAAAGAATTTATGAATTCCATTGAAAATGATCCGTTCGACGCAGCACAGTTGTCGGATCAAGCTATGGATCAAATTATCATCACGGCCTCGATTTATCTTAAAGCCGAAAATCATGACGCTCTGGCAGAAGAAATAGGCTTTGATTATCAGGTTCATTATCGCGGGTACTTCACGCGCATGTTTCTCGGCGAAAAAGAAATCGGCGATCATCCGCCCGTTAGTGGCTGGCTTGAATCCGTACATGCAAAAACGCACAATGCGATCGGCGACTTCTTATGCCAGTATTCGCATATCCATGACATTTATATTCTAAATCACGCCAATGTAGTCTTTAAGCCAGCTATGGCAAAAGATTTAAAAGACTACAAAGACCACTTTGCAGGACACTTAATATGGGACTGGTGGTGGGAGCATCACGGTTTCGCAGGTGTCGTGAGCTACTGGCTTGTCAATTCGGCTTGTACGGGCGTCACAGCGGGCATGGGGCTTGTCACGTTTGCTTGCGGTCCGATTTCGGGCTTTGCAGAAAATCAGGTCGATCGTCGCATTGCGCCAGTTGTTGCTGAGAGAATCTGGAATCGAAATTAGGCTGTCTTTTTTTCAAAAATTAAATCAATCAACATTTTCCCACGTCCTTCGCTAAAAGCGTAAGGCGAGGTTTCTGTGAGTAATTTTAATGAGTCTTTTGCTTTGCTCGCAAATTGACGACCCTCTACCGTCAACTTTCCTTCACGAGTAATTCTTGAATATATTTTCACTTCAAATGCTGTGTTGATTTTAAATAATCTTTGAGAAATAGCGGGCTGTGTAATGCCCATTTCTGCTGCGATATATTTTTGCTCATATCCCGCGAGTAGCAGAGATAGAATTATAAGATCATCGATATCTAATTTTCGTAATTGCATAGTTTATTATAGCATTAATTGAGTTTTTTTGTTAAAAAAATTATCCTCATGAAAAAGTGGTTTATGGACATGGCCTCTTGAGCATTATTGCTTGAGAGGCTTTTCCGTGTTAGAATCAAAGAAGTTCATGCAATTGAAACTCCAGATTTTAGAAATCTTCGCCTTCGGTGAGGATTTTATTTCGTCCGAATTTTCATTGCTGCTGCCGCAAAATCAGCGATTTCATCAGTCGAGCGCAGGACGATAGCCATCGCGCCCGACATGTTAAGTTTTGTAATCCAATCGGTTTGCTCAGGACTTAAACGACCTTTTTCGGTTTTTAATTCTATTGCGAAAAATTTGCCGTTTGGAAACACGCCCGCAATGTCAGGAAATCCTTTTATTGGACTTCTTTTCATAATCATATTGCCGTTGATTTGGTGCATACTAGCTTGATTTTGAACGCGCCAACACAAAATCCCACAGTTTTTCAAAGTGGACATCGCAAAACTTAATAGTTCTGATTCTTTCATGGTTCCGCCAAATATAAGAGGGGGGCTAATGATCCCCCCTCACAGCCGATTTTGATGATAATTAATTTATGTCCGCATTCTTTTAATTAAATAATATAAATTCAAAGAAATGTCTATAGCGTCAGAAATGTATGATTCAATGTCATCAGGCAAATCTAAATCCTCTTTGATTATTTTTTCAATCTGAGCAATTTCATCTTCGCCAAGATCACTCACTTCATCAATCACATCGCTCAACCCATCCATTGCGCTAGGGAGTTGATAAAGAAGCGGGAGAATCTTAGCAGCATCACCGACACTGATTTTGCCATCTTCCATCGAATCGCTGATAGCAGTAGCCACTGAGCATACAAACTTTACGGCTTCGCTTAATTCTTTGATCCCACTCATCACCTAGCTCCTTTCGTTTCTATTTTGCGCAACCTATTTTCGTGATCTTTCATGATCTCATTAACGTGCCCAATTCTAATATTTAATTCTTGAACACTAATGGCTATAGACTGCATATTCTTTGAAACATCGGCCATGAAACTGACACCAAGACTTACAACACCGATGATTAGTGCCAACATTAAATGATTGACTGAATCGTGTAGGTGTTTCATGCACGATATTATATCAAATCAATGCCTTCAAAACAAACAAGTGGCTCTAATATAGCAAGATCCGCTGCCGATAAACCGGCTTTATCTAGTTCTGTTAGTTTCAATTTATGACGATCAACTAATATTTTCTTTTCTCCAAATTCATTAATTTCAGCTTTAACCACATCCTTATCCACATTTTCTAAATATACAAAATCTGTTCTTTCTTCGTTTAATTTCCACTGAGTACCATCTTTTTCAACGTACTTTTCAAGCAACGAAATCCATTCTTTTTGAGTAGAACCCAGACCTCGCTCAAGTTCTTTTGTAATCCGCATAATACGGTAAGCGACTTTGTGATCCAAAGAATCACATGTCGATAATTTGCTGAGAACATGTCTAAAATCATCAGAGCGCAAAGCAGCATAATTTAATTCAATCATAAAAAACCCCTATATGTTATTTTTCTCATTCAAACAAAAAAATAAGGGACTGGCAAATGCCAATCCCCTACTTTCTTAAACTAAACTAAATTAGCTTAAAACAACGTCAACAGCTTCGATCTCGATTTCTTTTTGAAGATCAGGGCGAGCCGCCACGAGCTTCTCAGCTTTTGGCTTCGTGACTTTCACTTCAGAACATCCACCGAGAACTCGCACGCCAACCACTTTTTGATCGCCAAATGGTTGTGCGAATTTCCCACCCGCTCCTGCTGTGAGGCTTTCAGCGCGTGGTTTTTCAATCTCGACGTCGATACACTGACCAGCTACTTCAACGCCGAAAACAGATCCGCGAGAAGTACATTCAGCAACCAAGAGGTCTTCAACGTAGGCTTCGCTCACACCGTTCAACGAAACGCCGTGGATTTCCATTGCGCCAGTCTCAGGACGAGCCGCTGTGTTGACACCCATGGCCTCTTGTTGAGCGACGCTTCCAAGCCAGCCAATCGGGGCCTTGCCGTGAGTTTCAGCATCACGAACAACGACGCCGCAAGCTGCAACGCGAGTCGCCTGATCGAAGCGGACGCCGAACACACCTTTGTGCGTGTGGTTTTGTCCATCGAGGTTACGAGCGATTTTGTAAGTGACGGGGCCTGTTCCAGAGCCAAATCCGAGAAGTGTAATACACTGCTCATAAGTGACCGGGGTTTCAGTGTCAGCCGTTACAAGCGCCATTGTCTCAGCGTCAACGAGCTTGAGCTTCCAAACGCTGTCGGAAAGATCAGGCAACGCTTTAGCGAGGTAAGCTGTAGTTTGACGACGATCGGTACGAGCCGCAGCTTGTAGCAAGATAACGTCTTTGTCAGTCGATACAGACTCGTCACCTTTGACATACCAAGGGTAGATTTCGCCGTAGCCGTAGTATGTGCCGTCATCAGCAAAAATATCGCCTTGAAATCCGCCTTTCAGACCAACGTGACAAGCTGTCAGCGCGTCGATTGCGTCAAGCATTGTCTTACGACAAGCAAGAACACCGATATCGACGCTTGAGTTATCAACGCCGCCAAGTTGTGCTTGAGGAATTGCCGCTGTGAAGAATTTCTTCAAGAGAGCAATCGCTTCAACCGCAGCAAGACCAGCTTCTACCACGTCATTGCCTTTGTACAACCCGTGAGCTTTTTTCGCTGTCCATGCGCTTGTTCCACCTGCCGCTGTGTAGTTTGCAACAGCTTTGAATGCTGTATCAAACGAGTCAGAAGGTTTTGGCTCAAGCTTAGAAGCAGGAACGGCCTCTTCAATCGCTTCTTTGCTCATCAATACAAGTGAAGGAGCGATAGAAGCAGCGTCAGACAGAGTGTTTGTATAGCCAAAAGTTCTCAGACCATTACCATTGAAGGTTTTCATTTGACCAGAGGTTGGGCTTGAAATCGACACATGTTCCATTGGGGCGATGTGCATACCTTTGAAGCTACAATCCATCACGTAACAGTCTTCAACTGTTCCGCCACGAGTGACAGCAAGAGCGCCGACACCTTCGTCAGACGATCCAAAACGAGCGCCGTATGCCACTGAATCAGGGTAACGGAACTTGTCGTCAGTCATCGGATTTTGAGCAATCAAGTTTGCAGAGCGCGGAATCTGCTTAACAGATGTCATGCGTTGCAAGCTGTCCATAGAAAGTCCAGCACGATTTGCACCAGCGACGTTGAGTGCATTGTGGCCTGTGTTGACTTGGATGTATGTGTCGTCAGCAGACTTCATGGATTTTTTGTGCGCCGCCATCATCGCTTTCAGAGCTTTGAGAACTCTTGGAGCTTGAGCAGATGGAACACCGGCAGCAGTCAATTCGGCTTCAGTTTTGAGGACTGGGTAGCGAGTTGTTTTGCCGTTGCCAAATGTGTCGGTTGCGCCAACAGCGATTGGCTCCCATTTCATCCACGGGCAAGCCAATTTTCCAGAAGTTTCCCATGTGCTTGGGCGCTCGAAATAGCCGAGAGCGATTTCAACGTTCGCAAGCTGTGCGTAGTGGCTAAGAGCCATTGACGAGTTTGAAACAGCTTTGTTCAGCATCTTCTGATGAACGTCTTTCATCACAACTTCAGACGGATCATTGAAGATCGCTGTGCCGAAGTATGAACCTTGGTTGACAGTTCCCTCTTCACCCGATTCGATGCCTTCAATCAACACGCCTTTGACCATGTGTCCACGGATTGCAAAGTGGTTGTTACGAAGCAGACGACCTTTGCCAGTCGAGCTATAGATGTGCGCGTTGCGTGCACCTTTGTTCGACAGTCCAAGGAAATGACCGTTAGATAGGTCAATGATGGAGCTAAATGCTGCAATGCGGTTTGGGCGCTCGTGAGCGCCGATTTTAAAGCCGCAAAGATCGATAACTTGGTTTGCGCCCCACATGCGGATTTCGGAGTTGACACCTAGCAGCATGAAAGGCTGACGGCTTGCGTCTGTTGTTGCCCAAATGGATGTTGGATCTTTTAGGTATTCAACATCGCCACGGTAGTTGACTGGCTTTGCAAGGCCGCGATGCGTCAAAGACTCTTGCTCAACAGTGCCTGGCAATGCGTGAGCAAGGCCGGTGTTAAGCACGCCATTTAGCGTGGTGTTTGAAGCTTGGAAACCGGGGAAAACCGCGTTACGGATTGAGTTAACGATGTCACCTTGCAGCTTCAGTTGACATTCAACTTCACCAAGGATGATCGTGCCGTAACGAAGTGCGGCGTCATCAGCAAACAAGAGAACTGTTTTACCTTCAGCACGTTTTTTAAAGGCGTCAAGCATAGTTCCAGAAGGCACGCCGTCAGCGATGTTAGCCGCTTTGATGGCAGCAAGGTCAAGAACAACTCTTGTTCCGACAACAAAACCGTCTTCACGAGCGTCAATGATTCTTGTCTCGCGACGGCCATTGTTTGCAACAGGAGCGCCGCCAACGGCAGCGGGAGCTTGAGACACGCCGGGGCTTCCACCAACTGGAATCAAACCAATTGCCTCATCGTAACGGATTGTTCCGCCAGCTTCGTATTTTTTTACGAGGCGCTCGCGCTCTGCGCGCAGCTTTTGGTACAACGCTTCGCCTTTAAGTTTTGTCTTAGACATCTTTTCTCTCCAAAAAAATATTCATGACAACCAAACCATTTGATTGCCAAACAGCACCATTAAATGCGCGGGCGCATATCTTTCAAGTAACGAATCGAAACTCTGTCACCTGATGACAACGCTTCATCACCACCTTGAATCAAGCTTCCGACAAATGTTAGCCTTGTTTTTCCGTCAACAATACTAAGAGTATAATCATACTCTTCGATAAGAGCTAAACGGTCAACAACGGGCATGACGCTTTGAGGATATGCTTTAAATTCTAGTTCAACATAATTGTTTGTTATGTCTTGTGCTGTCAATATTTTTCTTTCAAATTTGAATTGATCTGCCAGAGTATCAACAACTTCGTAAGCACGAGCCTCGGTGAAATACTTGTTGGACGCGCCTTCTGCGATATCATCAGTATTTAAAACAACAATGCCAGTTTTGCCGTTGACAGAATCAACATCAGACTCGGTAACGATATCAAGCCAAGATCCAACTTCAGTCGCATTATCAACAGCCCAAATGTAAGTTCTTGCAAGCTTAACACCAGTCGCAGTTGTAATAGCTTCGGTGACTTTTACAACGTCACCCTCTTCAACTGTTAAAGCGTCTCTTTCAGCTAATGTTGTAACAACATAAACATCTGTCAATGCTATGCCGGGAAGTTGAGCAACAGGCAATTTTCCAAAAGCATTCAGAGTTGCGATGCCATTAGGTTGACCATATTTGCTAGTAACTTTTGTGGAAATCTCGCTGTCAGTATAAGCTTTAGATTCGCTTAATATGCGAATATCTTCAGACGCACGAGTCGCAGCTTCAGCCGCCTCTGCTGCCATTGCACGAGCTTTTTCAACATCGGTATAAGCCTTAGACTCGCTTAAAATCCGAATGTCTTCAGAAGCGCGAGTTGAAGCTTCAGCCGCCTCTGCTGCCATTGCGCGAGCTTTTTCAACATCGGTATATTCTTTGGATTCGCTTAATACGCGAACATCTTCAGCGGCGCGAGTGATAGCCTCTTGCGCAATTTCCATTTCAAGTTCATGATCGGCGGCCTGACGCGCAGCGGCCTCTTCAGCCACTTTCATGTCGGTATAAGCTTCTGTGCGACCTTCTAAAGCAATGTCGGCAGCAGCAAAGTCTGCGCGAACAACGTTGTCTTTGTTATCGACGTATGCTTTGTTTGTCAGGTCTTGATCGTGCATTGCTTCATAAGCAACACGAGGCAAAAGTCCAAGTTGAAAAACGTTGCTAGAACTAAGTTTGAATAGTTCTTGCTCTGTTCCGTCTGTCTTTTTTGCCTTGAAAGCGTGCTCATTTAAAAACAGAAGCTTGTTTCCATCAATTGCCTTATCATCAATATTCTTCTTTTTTACGCGCAAATTAACAGTCATAGACTCTCCCGCTTGTAATTTTAATGTTTTAAAAATTTATTTGATTATTGTACTGCAAACTGCACAAAAAACACCATTTCTGCGCTCAGACATTCATTTCCGTTATTTGTCAATTCGCCGGAAAAGGTTATTTTTGAGCGGTTATCGGTGGTTGTGCTAATGATAAAGTCAATGCCTTCAATGACTACAAGGCGATCCATAGAAGCAAAAACACTGCCATCTAAGGCTTTATGTGTCAAAATGACAAATCCATTATTGATGTCTGTATCTGTCAACTGAAAGACGTTTTTTTTAAAAGAAATCGATGGGACGCTTATGGTTTCTTTAAAATCGTCAAGCTCTTTAGAGGACACAAAATCGTAAGAAATGCCCGTTTCTTTTTTGTATTTGAATTTTTCTGCGCCGATATCGTACCACATCTCAACGCGATTGGATGGCGGTGATGATGGTTCCTCTGATTTTTTTAATCTGATACCGGGCATATAAACTCTAATTATATAATAATCTAGTCTTCTATTATATAGTGACCTTCAATATTTAGTAAACCGAGAATCTCCAGCGTTCCAAAGGTTACAGATTGTCGAAATTCTGCGATTTTTACGACTTGATTCGCAGGAATAATTGACCAACCGGAATGCCAATCACTGCTGCTAATAATCGGCGTGACAATAGGCATTATGCGATCTCCTCGACTATAACGCTGGCATTACCAAGCGAGGATCTGCCGTACAAAATAATGCTGTCTTTTATCATGTAAATCCGCTCAGAAGAGTCTCTTAAAAAGACACCAAAATCAGAAACATTCTCCGCCGTATAATTTATCTTTATGTCAACGCCGCTAAAATTTTGAATCTGGATAGAGTTACGATTGGCAAGCGGAACAGGCGGCAGGGCCGTCCATCCGGTGTCGTTTAAAATAACCTCAGTCACTTTGCCGCCAATATTTAAACCAGCTTGAGCCACGCTTCCATTGATTGTGACTCCGCCTTCCAGCGGCTTTGTGTTGTCTGGAATTGCGGGCAAAAAATAAGAGGTGCGTTCAGACCATTTCGCTTTGAAAACACCCATCAAAGCGTAATTACTAACGATCAAATCACTTTGCCTGTGTTGCCTTAAAATCTGCCATACCGCTTCGTCGTCAGAAGCACGCATGGAATCACTGCGCCCAAT